CGCGGCATCCCACGCGGCATCCCCCGCGGCATCCCACGCGGCATCCCCCGCGGCAGCCCACGCGGCAGCCCTCCCGGCATCCCACGCGGCAGCCCACGCGGCATCCGATGCCGTCCGCGCAGACTTCAGCACCGGCAATACATCGGTGGCCGTGACCTTCGTGATCTCCGGCAGCGCCCGAATCGCCGCCGCGTGGTCGACCAGGCTCGGTACGAGGTCTAGCCATGCCGGGGTAAACGTGCGGCAATACCAGTCGAGCACGAGATAGGACCGGCGCAGCTCAACCTCGTCACCGTCTGCCGTTCCTAGAACGTCCCGAAGCAGCGGGCGCAGCAGGCGCGTGCGGTCGGGCTCTTGCAGCCGGTCATTCCACGCGACCATCAGACCGCGGATCGTCGGTGCGACGCACCGCGGCTCATCGCTGTGCTTGCGGCCGGCCAGCCACGCCGCTACCTCCATTGCGCAATGGCCGTCAGCAAAGGATCGGTGCGATCCGTGGTCGAGATTGATGGTGTCGAGGAGCGCCAAGCGATCCGCCAGGATGCGGGGCTGCGTCTTGCTCATTTGTCGGCCTCCGGCGAGTTCGGCACGGCAGAGAAGGGATCGTCGTCCATTGCCTCGGCGATCTTGCCCTGCAAGTATGCGGCAACGGCCGCGAGCTTGTCCGGCGGCAGCTTCTCCACGTCGGCCCACGTCTCGGCGCCGCAGGCTTCCTCTACGAGCAGAGCCTTGGCGTCGCGGCCCAGTTTGCCCGTCGCGGGCACCAGGCGGTGGAGCAGGTCCTTGATGGTCGCCAGCAGGGCGAAGGCGGCATCGGGATCGTGCCCGTTGGCCGGTGGCCCGAAAGCGGCGTCTATCGCCTCCGCCACGGCTGACGGCGGCGGGGCGAGGTCGGCAAGACGGCGCGGCGCAGGGGGGCCGCCGCTGGCCTTCAGCGCGGCGCCAAGCGGCTTGGACAGCGGCAGCTTGGCCGCCGCCACCACCTCGTGCTTTGTGTGATCGGGGTCCAACGCGGCGTCGTCGGCCACCGGGATGGTGAAGGTCTGAAAATAGGCGTACTTCGTGGCGATGCTCATCGCCTTGTTAGCCGCCTTGTCGGCGGTGTCCATCGCCTCGCCCACGGTGACGGTGGATACGCTGGAGCCGTCGCTAGCCCAAAACGTCGTGCGCTGAGTCAGCCGGACGTGGAAGATGACTCCACCCTTGGCTGTCTGGCGCTCGGTGTAGTGCGGGCCGTCGAGTACCTCCGAGGTGGTGAACACTCCGTGCTCGCAGAGCGGCCCGTGCGCGGCGTTGTACACGTCGTCGATGCCGCGGAAGTGGAAGCCTTGCTGCTGGTTTTTACGGTCCTTGCCTATGGATCCGATGGCATGGGCGATCTTCGGCATCAGCCCGTAGATCAGCGGGGGCGCCGGTACCGCCCACCTCGTTTCCGTCTGCCAGTCAGCGTCGTGGGTCGTTGAGGGCTGCATCGGTATCCTCCCTGTTGGCCCGTAGGCCCTGCATCACGTCCTCTGCGATGGCCCATGCCGGCGCCTCGATCTCCACCAGGTCCTCGCCGTAGCCTGGCCAGTGGTCTGTCCGCAAGCACTCCTCCCACATAGCGACGGCGCGACGCCACTGCCTCGCGCCCAGCGCCAGCAGCTCGCGGGACGGCGCCGCCTGGATGACGCCATAGGGCTCCTCCACCTCAGCGATGAGCCAGAGGTAAGACACCCGCCCGGCGTTCTCCGGCACCAGCGTCTCTACGGCCTCGGTGTAGGCGGCAGCCGAGACGTGCCATCCGTACTTGACGGCGTGAGCGCCCCTGGAAGCGTCCCGTGCGTTGGCGGTGGTCTTGAGATCCGCGATGACGGCCGCGCCATCCTGCGGCAGCGCGTCCATGCGTCCACGGCAGAGGACACCGCCCGCGGACTTCCAGAGCGCTGTTACTTCATGGCGCATGCCCTCCAGTTCGGGAATCTGGCAGCGGATGGCGCTGGCTGCCCGCTGGAGCCCCGCGAGCTTCGCGGGGAGTATGGGGATAGTCCCTCGCGCCCTCGCGGCGTCTCGGGCCTCCTGTGCCACCTTGGTACGGTAGTCCTTGGCGTCCACCACTACCAGCTCGGCTCCGCCGCCCAAGAGCATGTCGTGGATGATGGAGCCGGTGTCCAGGGCGGCGCTGCTCTCGTCTGCCGGCCGGGACATGCCCAGCCGGGGATGGGCGAGGTAGGAGTGCGCCGGGCTCCTGGTGAGCAGTAGGTGCGCGAGAGACGCGGAAAGCGTCGGCGTCTCGGCCAGATCGTCGGCGTGGTAGCGGGCATGCGAGATGCCCGCGTGCAGGCCCTCCGTCAGCGCCCCTGAGAGTAGTTCGGTCACGGCTTCTTCCTCGCTGGCACTCGCGGCGCCTTGGGCTGGTGCTGGCGCACGATATCGGCGCAGCGAGCGCGCATCTGCGCGCGAGCGTAGGTGGCGGCGGCGGCGGCGGCGGCGGCGGCGTAGGCGGCGGCGGCGGCGGCGGCGGCGTAGGCGGCGGCGGCGTAGGCGGCGGCGGCGTAGGCGGCGGTGGCGGCGGCGGCGGCGGTGGCGGCGTAGGCGGCGCGGGCGGCGGCGGCGGCGGCGTAGGCGTAGGCGGCGTAGGCGGCGTCGGCGGCGGCACGGAGGTCGCTGATACTGATCCCGCGCTCGCCTCGTGCCCAGCGTTCCGCCAGTTCGATAGCGGCTAGCGGCCGACCCTCTCCCTTGCGGACGAGCGGCAGCGCCTCGCGGGCACACGCACAGGCGACGAGCACCAGCCGCCGTCGCGACTGGCTGCGCGGCCCTCCGGCCGCCTTGCCCATGAGCCACAGCATCCAGTCCGCGCGCGGGCAGGCGTCCCACGCGGCCTGGAGCGTCTCATGGCCCTTGGCGTACTCCACGGCATCGGAGCAGGCGCCCAGGCGGCGCAGGGTGGCTACGTGCGCCTTCACGGCTGCGCCCCTGAAAGCGCCTCGTTCACGAGGGCGCGGCAGGCGGCCAGGCCGCCGATGTGGAGGCTGTCGCGCATCCAGCGAGCGAGCCCCTCGGCGTCTCCCTTGTGCTGGTCAAGCCAGCGCAGGACCATCGCGCGGGTATCAGCGCTCACGGCCGGGGCTCCGCGGTGAGCTGGACGATCTGGCCGCAGGTGGTGACGACGAGATGGTCTCCCGGCTTGAACATCGCAGCGTCCTTGCGGATCTTGTCCGCTAGGAACGGCGGGCAGTCCGGCTCGATGGTGAGGCGCAGGCCACGATAGGACAGGAAAGCTAGGCGCTTGTAATCGCCGTTGGCGGTCGCGCCCCGATCCGCGTAGACGACGCCTTCCGGGTACAAGCCGCAGAAGAGCCGCTGGTGTTGCGTGACGTGGCCGGCGTAAGGCTTCTCGCTCATGGTGGCCTACCTTTCTCGACGTTGTGGAGGGTAAGTCCTCCGCTCTGCCGCGCCCGCTGTCGGGCCGGCAGGGCGCAGGACTCAGCCGCCGTTAGCCGTGGCGTAGCAGCCTTCCGGCGTGTACTGGAGGGCGTTCCACCACGCCTCGTGCGCCTTGAGCATCTGCGGCACGTAGGCCGCGCCGCTGTCATCGCTGCGCCACGCCCTCACCATGCGGTCGTAGGCCAGCAGGGCGTCGAGCCGAGCCTGATACTCGGCGGGCGTCAGACAGCGGTAGGTGGAGCGGTTGAAAGCCATTTGGAGGGCGCTCATGGTCGTTTCTCCTCAGAGCCCGAGTGCGGCATCAGCGGCGGCGCAACGCTCTTTCCATTCCGCATCCCACTTCGCCGTCAGGACGCGGGCCTCGGCTTGCCGTTGCTCGTAGCCTTCCGCGTCGCCGTTCCGCCTGTGCCAAGCCGCGAGAATGGGGCGGTTGCGGCAGCCGTCGCAGCAGATCTTGCCGCAGTAAGCCGACAGGCACGTAGTGGGATAGCTGACCTTCGCCATAGAAGCCTCCAGAACCCCGGCAACCGGCCGACCGCCCGAATGGGTGTCGAGGCCGAGCGAACGATCAGCCGGCGCCGGGGAAGTCTGAGGATGGGTGGTGGGGACTGGCATCTCGGCCTCGACCTGCACAGAGTAGCAAATGGTATGTACCCTGTCAATAGGCCACGACGCCCGCTTCTCAATCCCTTACATCTGTCACACGGCACACTAGGTGTAGTATGTACCGCGTGGCAGCACCACAAGAGAAGCGCTCCGCGAGGCATCGGGCGAGCTTGACGCTCGACCACGGGCGCATCCAGGAGATCCTACGCGGCCTCGACCGCGCCGCTCCCCTCAACGTCAAGCGCGCGGAGCTAAGACAGCTCGTCGGAGCTTGGCTCGTCGTCAACGCCAGGACCATCGACAAGGTGCCGCTAAGCCCCGCAGATGCCGCCAGGGAGCCGCGACGCCTAACAGGTTAGTACTTGGAAAAAGGTCATTCCAAAAAACCGTGTCAAGCCCCTACGCGGTCCCCTAGAATCAGTCACTTACAGTCGCCGCCGTCAGACCCCGTGCTACTCTACGCGCACCCCCTAAATCCCTCAGACGCGCGCGCGCCCGGCTTCTAACTCTGAAGCCAACTGACGACGACGGGCAACAGACAGACCGCAGCAGCCGCCAGGAGGACCGAGCGCAGCGGATGACCACCGCCGGACACGCAGCCCACGCGATCCGGCGGAAGAGCCGTGAACAACAAGAACACGGAACACCCCCTCCAGCCTGCGCCACGACCTCGCAACAGAACACGGCGCAGCCAGCGAAGCCAGCCCGCGACCTGCCGGACGTCCGCGGGCTGGCTGGTCCTGGAAGCTGCTGCGTGACCACAGAAGGACCGGAGGGCAACTGCTGTTGACGGCCCTCCTCTGACGAGCGAACGGCTGCTGAGCTACACCGGACGGCTTGCGAGTCTCCCACGGCGCCGGGTGCTACGCGTCAGCGGAGCACAGCGCCGGTAACAGCGCGCGCGAGGGGTACGCCACAGCTTCCCCTCGGCTCCGCTCCGCTCCCCGCGCCACTGCCGAAAGCACACACACCCCCGTCCCGGACTTGCAGACGCCGCGGGCGGAAAGAAAGTCGCCCTACACATCGCCAATAGTTTCGCGGGTCCCCCCGGTTTTGCCGTTAGCCCGCGTGGCTTCGTCTCTTCGTTGTCGTAGTCAGGATTCAGGGCGCAAGGTGAGTGGTGCTCCGGATCGGGAGGTGTAGCGGACTCGCAACAGGAGTAGAATGGAGCGGTGCTGTTCTTCGAGGTCATAGTCGTAGCGCTGTTGCTAGGACTTCACTGGAGGCTGTGGACGATGAGCAAGGAAGTGGACGATCTGACGGCGGCGGTGGCGTCGTTGACGCAGGCGGTGTCGGATGCGAGCGCGGAGCTGTCTTCACTGGCGTCGGCGCTGGTGGCGAGCCAGAGCGATCCGGCGGCGGTGGAGTCTCTGGCGGGCCAGGTGAGCGCGCAGGCGTCGGCGCTAGAGGCGGCAGTGGCGGCGGCGAAGCCGGCTCCTCCCGCGGCGCCGTAGATTCGGGGCCTCGTGGCCGCCGGATTGGCTCTGCGGGGTTCCCGGCAATTCTGCCGAGAAAACAGACGTTCGGTCCGGCGGCCACGATCTTAAGTGGAGGGCATCGCCATGAACGTACTTGTCCTCATCGTCGTACTCTTCCTGCTCTTCGGCGGTGGCGGCTACTGGTACGGTGACGGCACGCAACGCTGGCGCCCCGGTCCCGGCCTCGGTGGCGGCATCGGACTGCTGCTCGTCGTGCTGCTGGTCCTGTGGCTGCTGGGCTACCTCGGCGGCGGCGGCACCTACCTTCACCGCTAGCCCCTTGACAGCGGCGGCGTAGGTATGTACCATCATCGGTGATGGGTACGCCGTCGTTCAACGAGCTTATTAACGTGGCCGGCAAGGCGCTGGCGATGGAAGACGCGCGCCTGGAGGCGGCGCGGCTGCGCCGCGAGCGCAACGCCTGTCTCTGCGAGGTGGCCGAGCCGCCCGAGTATGACGTTGGGAGCGACGGCACGCAGCCGTGCTGGAAGCAGTGGGACGACGAGCATCGGGACGACGGCGTCGTTCCTGTGCGCAACCCGAAAGGCAACTGGTGTCCGACGTGCCTGCGCCGCGAGGAGCTACACGAGGCATTCATTGCTGCCGGACGCTTGCTGTCGAGCCGAAAGGGAGCGCTCGCAAGCGCCTGTCGAGCGTTTCACCGCTGCCCGAAAGATCAACCGCTGGCGTTCATCGATGTGGAGCGCTCGTCCTGATGGGACGCCTGCCGCACAGTTCGTTTCGGATCTCGCCCGAGGGCAAGAGGCTTCTCGGGCTGTTGGCGTTTCACCTTGGGATGTCTCGGACGCAGGTGTTGGAGCTTCTGGTGCGGGAGGCGGCCAGGTCGGTGGGAGTGTCGTGAGATGGACGAGCGCAAGGGACGGCAGGACGTGCTAGCGGCACTGCGGCAGGCGACGGAGAGAATCCTGCGCCCGGCCGTGGTGGGACCGCTCACGCCTGCGGACCGGGAGCTGCTGTCTCGTCTCGAGATTCTGTGGCCGGATCCGAAGACTACGGAGGGGACATGAAGCTGACGAGCAAGAAGCGGGACAGTCTGAAGAAGAGCACCTTTGCCCTGCCCGGGGAGCGGAAGTATCCGATACCCGATGCCAGTCACGCCGCGAACGCGAAGGCGCGTGCGGAGCAGCAGTTCAAGGCCGGCCACCTGTCGGTGGGCGAGAAAGAGACGATCGACGCCAAGGCCGACCGCAAGCTCCGGGGGAAGTAGCCGGTGGCCGACGCAGAGCCGTTCGTTGTCCTGGCTTGGGCTCTCTTGGAGACCCTCCAGTGTCGCTTGGACAGGCCGGTAGATCAGCACGACGCCAAGCCGATCCTGCGGGCATCCAAAACCATCCACGGCCTGGAGATTCCTAGAGAGCCGCTCATCACCGAGGTGGAACGCGCGCTATCGGTTAGGTTTAACGAGCGCAGCCGCGAGGACTTGGAACGAAGCCACGCCACCCGCGAGATGAAGGCCGACATTGGACTCTTGACCACGCGGATGGCACAGCTACAGGGAGAGATCGATGCCCTACGACGAGGTGATGCACAAGTGGAAGGCGGGGAAGCTGCACTCGGGAAGCAAGAAGGGTCCGCAGGTGACGAGCCATAAGCAAGCGGAAGCAATCATGCTCTCCGAGAAGCGGAAGTCCGAGGGCGGCAAGGCCGCCGAGTACAAGCCGAAGGGCAAGGGCAAGAAGCGGTGATCCGTCCGATGGAGATGCCGGCTCGGCGGCCGGAGCGGTGGGTGATCCACTTCGTGCCCGCCGCTCCCAAGGCTTGCCAGGGCTGTGGCCGGCAGTCCATCTATCCCATCGTCAGCATGGCGAAGACCTTCGGTCCGGCAGACTCCTACGAGCAGGCGCTCGCCCGCGTCGAGCAGAAGCTCAAGGCCGATCCGGTGTGGGCCTCGACGTTCTTCCGCGCGATGGGGCACGGACGCTTCTATCCGGTCCGCATCGACGCCTACGTGGAAATGCCGGACTTCTCCGAGGTGGCCCACCGCATCGAGGTGGCCGGATGAAGGAAGATCAGCCGCCAGCGCCTCTAGCAACGCCGCTGAGCTTCTTTCTGAGTAAACCGGAGTTCCAGGCCACCTATGCGCTCGCCTTCGCTCTGGAGGCCAGCGGCGAGGGCGAGGAGAGCCCGAGCTTCGGCGAGTCTTTGAAGGCCGCCATCCGCCGCCTGCACCGCGCCGGCTACGACTACGTGGGCCTGCGGATCGACGATCACGGCGGCATCGTGCCGAAGGGCGGTATCATTGAGCCAAAGAACGAGCTGTACTTGCACATGCTCTCCCTCGGCGTCTCTCCCGACTACCGCCACGCCTGTGACGCTCTCGTGGAGCTTCTTGACCGCCACCAGATCCACGAACCACGCCTGCGCGACCTCGCCACCTGGGCGCGTGATCTGGTCTACCGGCAGGCCAAGGAAGCTCCGGAGCCGCCGGATGAGTTCAAGCAGCAGACCGTAGAGGCACTCAACGCCGTGGGCATCGCGGCACTCGGCGAGGGGAGGAGTCATTGAAGAAGCGCTACGTCACGTCCGAAGTGCCGCTCACCGAGGAGCAGATGACCGAGCTGCACAGCCTGCGCATGGAGACAGACATGCCGTTCGAGATGAAGCTCAACGAGCTGGCCGGCGGCGGCGAGCACAAGCCGGGCGATCTCGTCGTCTCCTGGCAGCGCAACCGCATTCTCGTCACCGAGGAGCGCGAAGAGTGACTGACACCGGAGAAGGCTTCTCCCTCGTCCCCCGCGGCTCCCGGCTACTCGTCAAGAAGGATGAGAGCGAGGAGAAGATCGGCGGCATCGTCATCCCCGCCGAGTACCGCGACCGGCCCACCAGCGGACGCGTCGTCGCCATCGGTCCGGAGCAATCCGAGTTCGCCGTGGGCCAGCGCGTCATCTTCGGCCAGTTCTCCGGCATGGACCTGGTGACGAAGGCCGGCACGCAGTACCTTTTGGACGCGGATGAGATCCTGGGGAGCCTGCCGTGATCTGCGGTCGGTGCGGAGCTGACAAGCACAAGCTGTGCTTCAGCGGCGACGGCCGCGGCGGCTTTCATCCGTGGTGCCGAGAGTGCGAGGGAAAGTTCCCCTCGGCCGCCCAGCGAGAGCGCGAGTCTGCACGCGCCGAGGCTCGCACTCGCCGTGCGCAGTGCCAAGACGCCTTCACCAACGGACGGCGCCGATGATCCCGCTCGATGACTCCAAGCTGGCGAAGCCACGGCCCGGCGAGCTGTGGATCCAGCGGGACGAGAATCACATCCGCGCCGTGGGCATCGTCATCCCCGATCACGTCAAGCGCGGCGTGGAGCATCCCATCTCCACCGTCTTTGCCGTGGGCGTAGGCGTGGAGGACTTCAAGCCCGGCGATCGCGTTCTCGTCCGTCCATCTGCTGGGCGCATCATCCGCTTCGGCGAACGCGGCGAGCTGGTGCTGCGCGTCATCAAGCCCTCGGCGGTGCTGGCAGACGTGCTCACCGAGGATCAGGTACGCATCAACATCGAGGAGCATCAGTTTCGCGGCTACTACGTGCCGCAGGAGCTTGTGGTGGAGGCGGAATGAGCCGCGAGTGGGCAGCCGTAACTGACAAGGGTGTGCAGATAGGGCCTCTGTGCGAGACGCCTACGAAAGCCCTCCAAGACGCTAAGGATTGGTTCGATAGCTATTGGCGCTTGAGTCCCGAAAAGAGAAGGCCGCAAGACAATCCGGGCGAGCCCGTCCTGCACCTCATTCCTATTTGGGAATGGGATGATAAGAGCCACTGGATGACCGCTCTCAAGGATCGCTGTGGTGGCATCAAGTACTTGGCCCCCCCCGGCGCTGGATCGGAGACTTAGGTGGCCTGGGGCGTCAGCGCCAACCAGCAGAAGTCGCGCTGGCAACATGCCTTCGGCCTAGAGGAGCCGCAGCTCGTCGCCGCCTTTGAGGCGCTCGACGCCGACTCCATTGCCCTCTTCCAGAGCGTCTCTGCGCGCATCGGCTACGTGAAGTTCCAAGAGTACCCGGTGGAGACGTACAAGCGCGTCGCCCGGCTTGCCCTCTTCGATCTCTTCTCCGACAGGCCCGACGACTTCAAGGCCGCGAAGATGAACATGAAGATCGAAGACGTGGCCGGCTGGCGCACGCATCCCATGTATCCGCTCATGGTGGACGAGGTGAAGGCCGCCATGAAGGGGGAGCTAGAGGATGCCCGCGCCACCGCCGAGGTGCTGCGCGAGGACGCCACGCGCGCGGCCAAGACCCTGCGCAACGCCTCCCGCTACTCCACCGGCAAGCGGGACAAGCTCAACGCCGCGCGGGATCTCGTTGACAGGGCGGACCCCAAAGTGCAGAAGCGGGAAGAGAAGCACGTCCTGGCGCTGGACGAGGGCACCATCGCGCAGCTCCACGCCGCGCTCGGGACGCTGCGCACCGCGGGTCATCTGCCGAGCGGTGAGGCCAAGGCGCTGGAGGCGGGCGACACCATCGACGCCGAAGTGGTGCCGTAGTGGCGAAGAAGTGCAAAGACAAGCGGTGTTACGAGATGAAAATGGCCGCCGAATTATTTGCCTTCGGAGACGGTCTGCGCGCGTACCCATGCCCGGAATGCAAGGGGTGGCACCTCACTTCCCAGCGCGTTGAACAGTCGGCATGGGTGAAGCGTGCCGTCCGTCCCTAGCCACACCGAGGACTTCCGGCAAGAGCTGCTGGCCCTCGGGCGTAGCAGCCTCTACCTTTTCGCCAAGGTCATCCTCGGGATGGCCGACCTTACCGAGAGCCTGCACCTTGATCTGTGCTCGTTCTTAGAGGGAAGGAAGGGGCCGTGGCGCCGAGCCCTGGTCTGCGCGTTTCGCGGATCCTTGAAGTCCTCGCTCTGCACCATCGCTTATCCACTTTGGCGCGGGCTCTACATCCCCGGATACTCGACAAAGCTGATCGAGGGATCTGAAGACCTGGCGAGATCCAACCATTTTCGCAGTCACTACTACGACCGCTTCACCACGGGCGACAAGGCGCAGTTCCTCTACTGGCTCTACTCGCATCGCATCCCCGACGACTTCCAGGGCTGGAGCGTCCATCAGATTCAGTTCAAGTCTCCCGTATCGGGGTCGCCATCGGTGTCTTACGCCGGCCTGGAGAGCAAACTAGAGGGTTACCACGGCGATCTGATCGTGCCAGACGATCTAGAGGGCGCTGATGCGCAGAACAGCGAAGCCCGCAACGATGCCGCCTGGAGGAAAGTGGCGCAGGCCACTCCACTGCTGCGCGACCCCCGCACGGGCCAGATTCTCGTCGTCGGCACGCCGTGGGGTCCGTCGCCTCTCGTCTGGAAGATCCGCCGGTTCGACAAGGACGACGGCGGTAGCGGCACGCTGGACAACAAGAAGCGGGACACTTGGAAGGTCTGGTGGAAGCCCATCATTGGCGAGGACGGCAAGAGCGTCTGGCCGGAGCGCTTCCCCGACTCCGTGCTGCCCTCCCTCCAGATGGACCGGGCCACCTGGCAGACGCAGTACCTCCTAGAAGAGCGGGCCGAGTCCACTACCGTCTTTGACATGGCGACCGTGGAGGCGGGCTTCTGGAAGTGGCGCGTGCCGGGCCAGCTCCTCGGCTATCCGGCCTACGAAGTGGACGAGGAGAACAACGACTTCAAGCGGGACAAAAAGGGCCGGCTCAAGCTCGCTATCAAGAAGGCCGATCCCCGCTACCTCCGCTACTACATCCACGGCGATCCCAAGCACAAGAGCGGGCAGAAGAAGCACGCGGTGGACGACCGGCCCGCCCGAGCGGCCATCGTCGTGGTAGGCGTTTCCGAGGACTCGCACGCCTTCGTCATGGAGGAGTGGTGCTCTCCTACTGCCGGCCTGGAGGAGTTCGCGGACAAGTTCTTTCACTTCTACCGCCTCTACGCTCCCTATCGGGCCACGATGGAGCCCACCGGAGCGCAGAATTGGTTCTGGGCCTACGCCCGCGAGCTGGAGCGGGGGAAGTACCGGAACCTCCAGAGCCTCGGCCGCTGGGGCGCTCCGTCGCGCCGGTTGCCGAAGCTCACCTCGGTGCTGCTCGAATCCACCAAGAGCACGAAGAATAAGGAGGGCTGGATCATCGAGCAGCTCTCCTCGTGGTTCGACCTCGGCTTGCTCCACATCAGCGCCGACAAGCAGAACATTCGCAGCGAGTTAGCCGCGTTTCCCTCGCTCTCCACGCCGGTGGACTTGCTCGACGCCCTGTCCCACGGACCGCCGCTGTGGCAGCCGCCGGCCTCCACCGAGCTGACCATGACGCTCCAGCGCCGGCAGCAACTCGTCGCCATGCAGGCTGAGAAATACACCGGATACAGAAACCCCTGGGCGTCCGAGCCCGAGACGGGAGAATTCGACACCCCCAACTGATGGTGTAGGAGACTTCGGTATATACCATCCATTGACACTCCAGCGGTCGGGGGCTACGCTCCTAGCCGACCCGGAGCGTCAAGAAGCTGGCGAAACCCACTCCCGAACAGCTTCAGACGGCGGCTGATCTTGCGCAGGCTGCCTCGCCTGAGGCGTTGTCCGCTATCTTCGGTCCCTCCAGTATCCCCACCCAAGAGCCCGTAGAAGACGATCCTTCCTCAGTAGATCCGGGGGCGCTCGTCGGCAATCCCGATGGCTCCCTGGATCTGTCCGAGGAAGCGCTGGAGGATCTCACCCGCCAGCTCATGGATACCCTGCGTGCCCACGACGCGGCCATGAAGAGCCGCTGGGACCGCGAGGAGGAGATCGAGCGGGCCTACGCGATGATCCCGGATAGTAACCGGGGCGGCCTGGTGCCCGACGCGGCGCGGATGGTGTCCTCGATCACGCAGGCGTTCGTGGATCAGGCTTCGGCGCGTATCTCACGCGGCATCATGGAAGTGAAGCCGCTGATGAAGGTGGATCCCATCGTCTCGGCCGGGCAGGAAGGCCAGATAGCCGTAGACCTCGCCAAGAGCGCGGAGCAGTTCTACCAGTCCTACGTCATGGACGACCTGGACTTTGAGACGCTGCTGCCCATCGCCGTCAAGCGCTGCGTGAAGCTTGGCACCGCCGTAGTCCGGGCCATGTGGAAGACGAAGCGGCGGGCGTTCTGGACCGGCGGCACGCGTAAGGTCAAGGAAGTGGGCTACTTGGACGTGCAGATGCCGGAGAACCACAACGTGGTCTGCTGGCCGCTCAATGTCATAGACGCCCAGGATGCGGTCATGTTCGGGCACCGCAACCATCTGACCGAGGGCGAGTTCCTGACCATCGCCGCCGGTCTCAACGTCCCCGCCGATCAGGTGGAGCAGATTCTCGCCGAGCACACGCCCGACGAGCGGGCGAAGAATCTGCTCAAGAATCAGGATATCAAGGTGTCTCGGGACGACGTTGCGGCGCACATCACGCTCACCGAGCTGTGGTGTGACTACGCCCTCGGCGACGAGACGGAGCCCACGAAGTTCTGCGTGGTGCTCCACGAAGACACCGAACAGATTCTTTGGGTGGGCTACAACCGCCTCCGCTCGCAGAAGCATCCCTACTTCCCCATCCACTACCAGCGGGTAGACGGGAGCTTCTGGAGCAAGGGCGTCGGCCATGAGCTGCTGTACGTCCACGCCGCGGACTCCGCTTTCCGGAATCTGGAGATGGACAACCTGCGGGCCACGGCCGCGTGGGTCATGCTCTTCAAGGCCGGCAGCATGGCCGAGTCCCTGTCGGATCGCGTCTCGCCGGGCCAGCGGATCATCACCGAGAGCCCCGACGAGGACTTCGCCACCAAGCAGCTCGGCGGCGATCTGACGATGCTCCAGGAGGCCAAGCAGGCCAACTACCAAGACGGCGTGCAGGTCACGGGGCTAGCCTCGGTGCTGATGGGCATGGGCGACCCGGCCATGAAGTCCGGCGCCTCGGCTACCGCCGTCGTCTCCCTCATCGAACAGGCCGGCAAGAAGTTCGGCGACGTGGACGCCACCGTGCGGGACGGACTGGAGGAGCTGTACATCCACATCATGGAGACGGTGGCTCAGTTCGCTCCGGACGGCCTGTACTACACCTTCCTTGAGACAGCGGACGCTGCGCGCGTGCGCCTGCTCCGTTTCCTGCCGCCACAGGGCGATATCGCGCGAGTCTTCAAGATTCACGCGCAGGCCCCCTCGGCGGCGATGAACAAGGAGAGCTTCAAGGAGCGTCTGCTCGCCCTCTACCAGCTCACCACGGCCCACATCAACCTCTACATGCCTCTCGCCATGCAGACGCTCCAGCAGAGCAATCCGGCTGAGATTCCGCGGCTCCAGTTCCAAGTCTGCCAGTTGCTCCAGAGCCTCTACGATCAGGTGATCGAGGCGCATGAGGTGCCCGGCGTCATCAACAACGCTCCCGACGTGGGCCAACAGGAGCCGTGGGACCAGATTCTCAACCAGGCGCAGCAGCAAGTGCAGATGCTCCAGGGCCAGATGCAGCAGATGCAGCAGCAGCTCCAGCAGGCCCAGGCGCAGGGCACCGCTGCCAATCCCACCGTCATTCAGCCGGCCAATCCGCAGGGTAACGCGCCGCAGCAGGGTCCGACCGCTCCGCCGCCGCCGCAGGGCCAGCCGTGGCCTCCGCAGGTGCCGCAGCAGCAGGGGATGATGCAGTGAGGGGCACGTTCCAACTGTGGCGCAAGCGCGTCGTGAGGATGAACTGGAATCGCCGCCGCCTTCGCTCGCGAGGATTTCGTCCGGACTGGCGGATGGCGTACTCGCGGGACAAAAACCTGATCCTGCACCGCCTGGTGTGGGTGAGCCGAGGAGAGCGTATCTAGATGCCGTTTTGGGGCGAACTCGGCGGCCATCCCGGCTGGCAGTGGCTCTTCAAGGCGCCGGACTCTCCCGTGGTGAAGCGGATCGCCGAGTGCCATTCGCTCCTAGCCAACGAGCGGATCAACGAGCCCAGCAAGATCGCTTACCTCCGCGGCGTTCTCGCCACGCTCATGTGGCTGGAGCGACTGCCGACGTTGATGTACGCCGAGGAAAACAAGCTCACCGAGGAGCAGCAGCAGGCGGTAGACCGTCACGATACGCGCCGCAAGCTGGCGTGGCTGCCGAGGGTGTTTTGACCGTCACTTCCCCGCTAGCCGGGCCGTGACACGGAGGACATGATGCCTGACGAGACAGTGTATCCAGACCCCAACGAGACGACGAGCGAAGCTCCCCAGCAGCCGGATCCGCGGGAAGTGGCCGCAGCGGCTTGGCAGAAGACCGAGGCCCTGGAGCAACGACTCAACCAGACGCAGCAGTGGGGCCATCAGAACGCCTCGCGGGTGCAGCACCTCGAAAGCGTCCTCGGCCAGTACGAGCAGCAGCGCCAATACGAGCAGCAGCGCTACCAGCAGGCCCGCGCACTGCCGCCGCCGCAGTACCCGGATCCCGAGGAGTACATCAACACTCCCGAGAAGATCCAGCAGGCGATCCAGGCCACTGGCGGCTTCGTCATGGCAAACGCCCTGGCGCAGATCGCTCCCCTCGCTCAGCGCATGGCCGCCTACGAGCAGCAGATGCAGCCCATCGTGCAGCAGGCCGCTCGTAGCGCCTTCGGCCAGGCCCGCGCCGCGCTCGCTCAGAGCGGCGTGGACGAACAGACCTTCGATGAGCTGGCCCCGCAAGTGTGGGAGCAGCTCAAGCGCACCCCGGCCCTCGCCGCTGATCCGCTGTCCGTGGCGCAGGCTACGGTGGCCATCGGCGTGCAACAGGGCCGCCGCTTCAACGCTACCGGAAACAACGAAGCCCCTCCCCCCTCCATCGGCGTAGGCGGCGCGGGCAGTAACGCTCGGCGTTACGGCAAGCCCCAGGCCAGTCCCTACGTCCGCGAGGTGGAGAAACTGCTCGGCGTCCGCTTGAATGACAAGAGCAAAGCCGAGATGAATCAGACCGTGCAGAGGTACAAAGGCTAATGGAACTGCGCGAACGTGCCCCGGACAGAACGGCCCTTCCTCCCGTCCTCGTGGAGTGGGCCAAGGACAAGGGCTATTTCCTCTCTCTCATCAACAAGCACGACGACATACAGTCGCAGCAGAGCTTCTACGAGCGCTTCGCCGTACAGTTGGAGGATCTGCCCGAAGAGATCCGCGATGCCGTCAAGAGGACGCGAGCGTTCGACACCAAGGCCGGCTATCTCCAGCGCGCGGACTGCTACGTGTGCGCGCAACCGCTCAGTGCCCGCGAAGACATGGAGCGGCAAGCGGAGATGCGCCGGTCGGCGATGGAGTCCGAAGAGGCAGACCGCTCCACGCTGGAGGACATCATCAAGCAGACCTCCGGCGGCGTGGCTCACCTCGTCGAGAACAAGAATCAACCGGTGTCGGCGCACGCGATGCCCACCTCGGAGCTTCTGTCTCCGCAGCAGCGGGCGGCGCTCAAGGCGGCGGTGGACGCGCAGAAGAAGGCTCGGCAGAAGCAAGCGGCGGCAGACTAGGGAGGCCACCAGATGGCTTTCACGTATCCCAAACTGGAGCTGAAGGTAGTCGGTGCAAACGACGCCTGGCTCTCCTATCTCAAGAAGACGCTGCCGGAAGGCGGGTCGCAGACCTTCAAGGGCGGCGCGCCGCTGGTGTTTTCCAGCGGTCTGCTCATCGAGGCCACCTCGGCCTACAACCCGGGCAACCAGAAGTGCGCGGCCATTTCGACGGCGTCTGCCAGCGGCGTGACGAGCGCCGGCCTCGACGTGATCCTGGCGGCTCCGTTCCTGCTCATGGAGGTGAATCTCCTGGCGGCGGCGGCGGCCAGCCACACCTATGCGGCTGCCGACCTCGGCATCAGCACGGTGGGTCTTGCCAAGGCCACCAACCTCGCCGGCACCGGCCGTGACGGCTGGTATGGTGTCTCCGGCGGCACCGCGGCGCTGCACACCATCAGCAACATCACCACCTTCCAGCAGCCCGGCGTGGCGACCGTGGGCGCCCAGGTGGGCGATATCAACGCTCGCGTGCTGGCCTACTTCATCAGCACTGCAATCGACTGGTAGGTAGGAGCCAACACCATGCCATCTTTCGCCAACGTCCATCAGCTCTCCGAGTGGACCGACTACATCCAGATCGGTCTCCGCCAGGTGTACGAAGACACCATCCCGCAGATCCCGAAACAGTACGAGTCCTGGCTGCGCGAGGTGAAAGCCAAGGACTGGACCGAGAACAAGATCGTCAACACCGGCCTCGGCGCCATGCCCACCAAGACCGTGGGCGGCGACTTCTCGACCGACAAGAAGATCACCGCGACGAAGAACGCTTACTCGCTGACCGCCTACGGCCTGGGCGTCCTCATCGAGTACGAGTTGGTCGCGTGGGACAAGTACGACATTTTCACCGACATGACCAAGGAGCTGGCGAAGGCGACGGTGGATCGCCTCAACATCATCGCCTACTCGATCCCGAACAACGCCTTCGGCACCACCACGGGCTACACCATCTACAACGGCGAGGCGATCTTCAAGAACAGCCACACCCGTCTCGACGGTGGAACGTGGAAGAACCGTCCGGACACCGACGTGTCGCTCTCCTACCTCGCTCTGCAACAGGCGCGGATCGACCTCGCCATCCTCCAGAACGAGCGCGGCCGGTACACTCCGGTGCGCCCGAAGACGCTGCTGTGCTCCGAGGCCAACCGCTGGATCGCCGACACCATCGTGAAGACGGACAAGCGGCCCGGCACCGCGGACCACGACATCAACACCGTAGCGAGCTGGGGCATGAGCGTGGAGTCCTCGCCCTTCCTGACCACGGACGAGAACTTCTTCGTTTTCGGTCCCAAGGACAACGTGCAGATCGAGCTGCGCATGGGCCATGAGCCGCAGTACCGGCAGGACTACGACGTGCGCAACTGGAATCAGATCATCTCGTGCTACATGAGCGTCGGCATCGCCGTCCTGCACAGCCAGGGAGCTTGGGGGTCAGCCCCCTGAGAGGCTGACGAGGCATCTAAACCGCTCTCCAAACGGAGCTACCAATGGCCTATAAGACCGATCTCAAAGCGGGCGTCACCGTCTTCTCCGAACTCGGGCCGCGGTTCTGGCGCGGAATCAAGACGAATGCCGCCGTCACTCCCAATCAACTGCTCGACATGGACACCAACGGGGCCGTGGGTCCGGCGGTGGTCAACAGCGGCACTGTGGTAGGGGTTTGCCCGGGCGGGACCACTCTCGCCACGGGCAAGTCCTTCCAGCGTTCCGGCATCAGCTTCGGGCCTTGCGTGTTCAAGGCGGATGGCATTCTCACCGCCGGGCAGTTCGTGAAGGCCGCGGCGGCTGGCCGTGTGTCTCAGTGGGTCAGCTCGACTCTCTCCGGCACCACGATCAAGGCCACCACGGCGGGCGGCAACGCGGCCAACCAGCCGTCGAACGACATTGTGCAGGTGGTGTCGGCCAGTGCCGGTGACACCACGCAGACCGTGACGCTGATCGGCACGACCACGGCCGTCAACACCGTGGTGGTGGAAACCATCGCTCTCAACGGGACCACGGCGGTGGACTCGGTGAAGACGGATTGGGGCATCATCCTCGCGGTGAAGCTGTCGGCGTCCTGTGCCGGCACCGTCACCGTCCGGGTGAAGACTGGCCCGGCCACGATCACCACGCTGACCACGGGCGTGCTCAGCAAGGGCGTCAACACGGTGTCGTCATCGGGCACCACGCAATACGCCTACAACGCCATTCCTACCGCGGTGGCAAGCGGCGCGTCCACCAAGCAGCTCGGCCTCCAGGGCACCAACAGCGCCGGAACGACCATCTACGACTCCAAGGCCCTCAACGGGACCACGGCGGTGACTTTCAACACCGCGTTCAAGACTGTCACCGAGGTGTACGACCTCGACCTCGCCACGGCGACCACCGCCACGGTGAGCGTGGGGGCTGCGGACGGCGGGCATCTGCGCGTCGGTCGCACCTTCGAGAGTGCCACTGCGCAGGATCAGCTCGTAAACGGCTTCCTCAATCCGGGGTAACGACGATGCCGTTCGTCACCAGCATCATCACCGACATGGGCGCGGTGACGCCCAGCGACACGGTAGATATCCTCGGGGTGTCCACGCAGCAGAACAAATCCCCATCGGTGCAGGTGCGTGGCCTGCACAACAACGGTGCGGCCGGGGCGCAGGTGCCGATTCTCCTGCGCAACGGCCACGCCGTGACCATCCAGCTCAACGCTGGGGACTTCATCGAAATCTCCGTCAAGCGAGTGAAGGCCACCGGGCTGACCGGCGGCGCCTCACTGCTCTGGTTCACGTAAGGGAGGCTCTGTGAGCAAGAAGATGAAGAACGATTACGGCGCCGGCATGGGCGCCGGCAAGCACGGCCCGAATCAGACGCCACACGACCACCACGGGCACAAGCGGGCTGGCTACGACTCGCCGAAGGTGCCGAAAGGCGGCAAGGGCGGCGGGATGAAGGGCGGCCAGACGAGCGGCACCGGCTGCGTCAACTGCTAACTCTGTCTCTCTCCCGAGGGGGGGTGATCTCCTATCATGTCTCCGCGCTATGCGGGCTATCCACCAACTGACAGAAACACGAATGAGCCCCAGCAGGAGGCATGTATAGGGGGCTCGGCGAGCTTTGTGGCGCAGCAGTCGGGGCGATTCATCTCTCGCAGTCAGACGTTGACGGTCTCCGCGGACACGTCATCTGCGACCGCCCATCGTGCCAGCAGTTCCGCGACAACGTGCCGTATCAACAGCTACGGCGTGAGAATCCAACCCCGTCAACGTGGGGCCAGGGGCGGCGTCTCCTGGGTAGCCCGCAAGAGTTTCTCGGAGAGGACGCCTACGACGTGAGCACGCATTCCTACCTCGCCTTCTCGTCCACCTCTCCGGGCGGCGGTATCGCTCACGCCTCGCTCTACGCCGACAACGGCTTCGTCAGCGAGCTGGCGTCGGCCACGTTCCCCTCGGTGGGCGTGGTGTACGGCGAGGTGGCGCTGGACTCCCGCCATATCGCCTTCCTGGGCAGCACCGCGCTCCAAGTGTGGAACCTTGACAGCAACACGTTCACCGACTGCTCGCACGCCAGCGGCGTAACGGCCCTCGGTATTCAGCGGGGCTCGACGCACAGCAAGGCGTATTGGGCCGAGTCAACTGGACCGACCGTCTACAAGCTCTACTCGGTGGACGCCGCCGGGGTGGTGGTGCAGATCAACGCCGGCCAGGACACGCTAGCGGCAGCGCCCGCGGGGACGGTGCAACTGGCGTACACGCACTGGATGGGCAACGAGATGCGCATCCCGGTGTCGGGCACGAAGGCTCAGGCCGGCTACATCCGCCTCGGCGCATTCAAGTCCGCCTTCGTGAGTGATCCGTCGTGGCTGGCCGGCGACCCGGCTACCTGGTCGTGGTACGGTGGCCCGTCGTGCTCGGATAACGCGAGCTGCCTGACCGTGGCCGCGACGGTGGCGAGGGCCTTCACGGCGAGTCCGCCCACCGAGGTGGCAAGCGTGGTGAACCTCGCGGGGCGGGATCCATCTGCTGGGAATTGGGACGCCTCGCCGTTTGAGCCGGAGGGCGTCATCACCTCTGGCGCTGGCGAGATGGCCCGCATCCCGCTCATCCGCACCGTGCCGCAGTGGAGCACTCTGGACAACGATGCGTCGGGCGCCCAGCCGTCGCAGCTCTGGTGCTTGGACTGATGGCCACCATCGCGCGCCGCTACTTCTCGGACATGGCCACTGAGGTCAATTACAGGCTCGGCAACCGCGGCGAGACGGGCTTCTCGACCCGCGTGCAGAACTGGATCACGGCGGCGTACTACCGTATCGCCACAATGTTTCATCACTACGAGATGGACGTGGACGCGCCGCTGCTGTTCGTGCCGTCCGGCGCGACTTACGCGGTGCTGCCATCAGAGTGCTTCCTGCTCGTCTCGGTGGATCTGCTCACCGGGGCTGGAGTGTGGAAGCGCACCCTCAAACAGATAGACCCGCGCGCGTTGTTCGCAAAGTCCAGCACAACCGCCAATGAACCAACGGAATGCACGCGATACGGCGCGCGGGTCTACTTTCCCGATCCTACGGATGCCGCCTATGATCTGCGGCTCCGTTACATCAAGATGCCCGCGGCGCCAGACTTCACAGCCAGCGCGGCCTACTCTCAGCTCTCCTGGGTGTGGGATGAGGCGATCATGGAGCTAGCCACGGCGAACGCGAGCGCTGCGGTGTGGCGCCCGGACGTGGGGTCCGCCTACATGCAGTCCCTCGCGGCGTGGATGGCTCAGCAGACGCAGCCGCAGCTCAACGAAGAACCGCAGGCCGACCGGCCGACGCGCAACATAGAAAACCGGCCGCCCGGCGGCAAACAGGGGTAAGGCATGGCGAACGAAGGTACTATCGCGGCCTCGCTGGCGCTCAACAAGAGCGGCACCTCGATATCCCTGCCGCTCGGCCCGTTGTCGTTCACCGTCAGCGGTACGGGCTACACGCAGGATCGCATCAGCGTCGGGATCACCGAGCAGACGTTCACCAACATCAACACCACGGCCGGCGGCTACTGCCTCGTCATCAATCGAGACGCCACCAACTACGTGCAGATCCGCCGAGCCACGGGGCAGTCGGCAACCATCCGCATTCTCCCCGGCGAGTTTGCGCTGTTTCGCCTCGACGCGTCGAGCGCGTCCGTTCCGTACATCATCGCCAACGCGGCGCCGTGCGACTGCGAGCTGCTGGTGCTGAGCGCCTGAAGTGCAACTGAGCTGGCAGCAGATCCGCGATTACTATCGGCTTGCCGCCGGCAACGCGACGGCGGCAATGGCCGAGGAGTACGTGCATTTGAGCGCTGCCTATCAGTGGGCGTGCGACCAGCTAGACCTCAACGAACTGCTGGCGAAAACCACGGTGGGCTGTCAGATCGGCGTGGACTACGTAACGACGCCGCCGGACGCCTTCAGCGTCTACTCCGTCACCGACGTGACGCAGCAGTACCGGCTCGACCCTGAGCCGGCCGGGATGCGTGGGCGCACGCGCTACCTGCTGAATAACGGGATGCCGGCTCCCGGCCTGCCGCGCTACTACGCGCTCCAGGGCAAGCGGATCTACCTGCGCGACACGCCCAACGCCGCGGATATCCTGACGGTCTACTACAAGAAGCAGCCCTCGGCGATCACGTCGTCGGACTTGTCCACCTCGCCGGATCTGCTGCCGCAGCAGTATCACTGGCCGCTCGTCTGGTACGCGGCGGCTAACTACTACATGCTGCACCCCGACGAGGACACGTCCGGAGATGGCGAGGGAGCGGGCCGCGCGGACGCGCTGATGAACAAGGCCATGACCGCCATCGCCACGCCGCCGACGCAGGATCAGAAGAACGATCCCGACCGGCGGGAGTACGTGCGAATCCAGGGCTACAGCTTCAACGTGGGCGGCCGATGAGCGAGAAGTTCATCGACATTCTGCCGGGCACTGGCTGGAGCGAGACGGCACCGTGGCGGTCGCTAGATCCCACGGACAACACCCGCGTTCGCCTGGGCCGCATCATGGCCGGCGTCGGCGGCGGCGAGGCCATCCCGGCGTTCCGGCATGCCGTCAACGTCGCCTTCGACTACGGCCGATGCCGCATGCGACCGACCATCGCGGACGAGGCGGGTCCTACCGTGGTGCTTCCTAACGCCGGTAACGACCAGGCCACGATGTGGATCCATCGCGGTGTAGTCGCCATCGAAAACGCCACGACGCGCGGACTTCCGGTAGACACGCCGGTGACGATTCTCGTCACCAGCCGCGAAGTGTGGCTCAACATGGGGTCGTGGGTGAATCTCACGCCCACCTACACCACGGGCACCGTAACGGTCACGAATGGCAGCGCCACCGTGGCGGGAGCGGCCACCGCGTGGTCGGCGCGCTTCATCGCCAAGGGCGATCTGTTCTCGGTGGACGGCACGACGTGGTATCGAGTTACCGACGTGGTAACGGGAGTCTCGCTGACCCTGCACACCACTTACGCCGGCTCCACGGCAGCGGGCAGCACGTACATCATCCGGCGGTGTTTCGGCGGCAACTCCACGCCGGGGAATTGGGCCAACAACCTCACCGCATGCCTGTTCAACGGCGACCTCTACATTGCCGGAAATACCGTGATCGGTCTGCCGGGCCGAGTGACTGCCGGTCCCAATAACGAGGTGGGCGGCCCCGGCGTGCTGAAGATCGGCAACATCTTCAACAGCGGCAATCAGACCACCACCTACCTGATGGCTCGCCATCCGGTGGTGGCCGGGATCGCCACCTTCGACGGGAATGCCCAGGACCGCCTCTTGGACATTCTCGGGATGGAGCTGATGCAGGACGGCCGCGTGCTGCTGGCGACGCATGAGCAGCCGACCGCGGTGTACCTCGCCGGGCAGACGCAGACCATCGGCAATCGGCTGCGCTACTCCTCGCATCTCGACACCACGGTGTGGACGACTCCTCCTGGCGGCTTCGTGGATCTCGTCGGCATCTCCGACCGCTACGTGTCCGGTCTGAAGGGGATCCGCGGCAGCTTCGCGGTTCACTTCCCCGACGCCATCGCGCTGGCACACCCGAGCGGACAGGACGATCCGCCGGTACGCATTGAGAGCAGCGCCAGCCGTACCGGGACGATAGACAATCACTCCATCGCCACCGACAGTTCGGGCGGCCAGTTCTTCGTGGACGAGCACGGCGGCGTGTTCAACTTCAACGGCTCAACCTCGCAGAAGGTGACAGAGGGGCTGGATTACGAGACTGGCGGCTTTCAGGAGTTCAGCGGAGGGCCTCCACCGGGATCTGTAGGCGGCAAGGGGCTGTCTTGTGGCGCATACGACCCGTTCTCCGGGGCGTACTGGCTGGCGCTGACCTATACGGGGTCAGTGCAGGGCATCTTGCGCTACGACACCGCCGTGTATCAGGTCTTCCCTGACGGTCGCGTGGCGAAATGGATCTTCGGCAACGTAATCTTTGCGTTGGGTCGCAGCCCGGTGATTCCAGCGCGAATGGTGGCCGGTCTTGGCACTGGCGCCGGGAATGCGGCTACCGCGCTGTATGCCTCTGTGGATCCGTTTGGCACGACGGACAGCACGACTCCACCGACGTGGACAGTGGGTGGTCCAACAACCATCATCTTCGGGTCTGGCGTGGTGGCTCCCTATGTCACCACCGACTACCTGTCTCCTGCTGGGCCGGGAAATGACTGGACGCTCTCCCGGCTCACCGCGTGGCTGGCTCGTACCAAGGACGATGCCCCGGCGCCCATCGTCTCGCAGACGGTGACTGCCCAGGTACGGACGGTCGGCAGTACGAGCGCGACCAACTATGGCGTTGGTACTCGCACGGTCAGCGTTCCAGCGGCGTCAGATACCGGAGATTTCATGGTGGAGTTCACCGACGTAATCACTGGAGAGGCGCTGGCGGCGCAGTTGACGGTGGGGTCGCTGTCCGGCTCCAACATCGCTAGCGCCCTGGAGCTGACGCGCCTGCGGCTATGGTACACGGAGCAGGGTCCGAGCATGGCGGTGGCGCGATGAGCCGCAACAAACAGGCGAATCAGCGCTTTCGCCCTACGCCGGCACCAAAGGACTACGATCCTGGATGGCTGGATCAGCAGTTCCGCACGCTGGAGCAGGTACTCTCGCTCGCCACGGCGACGCTGGAGGGCGGCCCGATCACCGGACAGACCATCGGCTATGATTTTCCCTTCTCTGGCTACGACAACACGCTGGGTGGCGCTGACGCGACGATCCGCCTACGCCTCGTCACGGAGTGCATCTTTGAGCCGCTGTTCTTCGGCGTGACGGCGCACTCGGTCACGGTGGTGGCTACTACGTGCGCGCTGCGCTACGGGACGGCCGAGACAGACGTGCTGTCGGCCACGCCGATCACTCTCGCCGTGGGAACGAACTTGCAGACCAATCGCGCGGCGTCCGCCGACTTCGCGGTGACGGAGATTCCGCGGCAGACCATCTTGACGGTGGTACTCGTCGTGCCCATCGGCGCGGCGCTGGAGGGCTTCGGAGCTCGGCTGGTGGGCTATCGCGGCGGCCGTATCCCGGCGGCGGGAACAACCGGAACACTAGGGAGGTAGACGAGTGGGCCTGAATGACTTCCTATACGGCACGCCGCCCACCACGTCTTTCCTGAAGACTGGCGGGACGCAGGCTCCCTTGGCGAGCTTCGCCAAGTCGATGGGCAACTATCTCAAGGGGCTCATCGGCCAGCCGGCGCCGGTCTATCAGGGCAAGCTGGATCCGGGGCTTTCGCCGACGCTCCAGAACATCGGTCAGATGCTCCAGGGCTACGCGATGCGGACGCCGGAGGTGATCGCCGGGGCGAGCGGCGGCCTGCCGGGCGGGTACATGGCGGCTTACAAGCCGCCGCCGGCCTGGGATCCGACCAACTCCTACAACTTCGCCTTCAAGTCGCCGAACTTCCCGGCGATGCGTGGGTACTTCGGCAATCCGGCGGTGCCGGCGTCGGGCGGTGGCAGCGGAGCGCAGGCGCCGTTTATGCCGGTGGGTCCGGGCACCGCGGCGGGCTGGCCCGGCTTCGCTGGCGGCCAGCAGTTCAACTTCGGCTTCAACGGCGGCGCTGGGCCGACGCAGATGGGGCAGGCGGTGTCGTCTGGCGGCCAGCCGAATGGCGGCCTATCGTCAGCCCTCATGGCGATGCTGGGCGGTGGCGGCGGCCCCGGAGGCCCCGGTGGTGGCCCTGGAGCTCCGGGAATGTCTTCCGGAGGTGGTGGAGCGAATCAGGGATTCGGTGGCATCCCTGGTGGCGTGAGCGGTTGGGGCGCCGGTCCTACTGCCGGCGGCGGCAACTACGCCGTGGGTAACATGCCGATGCACAGCGGGCCGATGCAGCAGGGCGGCTCGAACAACATCGCGTCGCTGCTCCAGGCGCTCATGGGCGGTCAACAGCAGCAACAGCCGGGTGCTCCCGGCGGAGGTTGGTGAGATGCCATTCGGTGGACCCTTCGGCGACACTCCGCTGGGCGGCGGCGGTTACGCGCAGAACTGGATGCAGAACCATCCGCAGCAGCCGCCTCCCGGCGGCATGGGCATCATGGACCCGATCCGGCAGCAAGTGCCCGGCGGCGGCATGGCGAAGCCCAATTTCAACAACCGCATCCCCGGAGGCCCGCATGAGGGCGGCGGGTACGGCGGTGGTCCGATGCCGCCCTACGGTGGCGGCGGCAGCCTCGGCCTGGGCGGTTTCCAGTCGTGGGGCGGCGGCCAGCCGGTGCGTCCGCCGAACGGCATGTTCCCGCCGCAGGGCGGCAACGGCCGTGGTGGCGGCATCATGCCCGGTGGCGGTGGTGGCGGGTACGGCACGGCTGTTGGCGGCGGCCTCAACCCCGGCGCGCAGGCTGGTGGCGTGCAGAGCACTGGCGGCGGGCAGGCCAGCGGCTTCGGTGGGATCCACGGCGGCCTGGGAGGCTTCCAGCCGGGCCAGCTCCAGCAGCAGGGCGGGCAGTGGGGAGGCATGGGCCAGCATGGCGGCTTCCAGCCGCTCGGCGCGCACGCGATGGGGCAGATGCCGCCGCCCAACATGGGCGCCAGTCAGCCGCCGGGCTCGCCGTTCATGCCGCCGGGGCAGCAGCAGGCTCAGCAGGCGCAACAGCAGGACATGATGCGGTCGATCAACCAGATGCAGCCGGGACAGCAGGGCGGCGCTGAGCGGGCGCCGTGGATGGGCGGTATGCAGCAGCCGACTCCGCCGTGGATGCAGGGGCCGGGCGGTGGGCCGCCGGGGGGGATCTTCTATCCGACCCCTGGCCGTGTGGTGACTGGCGCCGGCGGATTTAGCAACATGCAGCCACCGGGCGGTGGCCCGCCGCCGCAACAGCCGCCGATGTGGGATCCCCGCAACGTCGGCGGTGCGCCGTACCAAGTGAATCCCGGCTACGGCGGGCCGCAGATGCCGCCGCCACAACAGCCGCAACCGCCCAGCAGCGTCGGCACCGATCCCAACACCGGCGCGGGCTTCTCCACTGGCTGGTGGTAAATGATCGGCCCGAAGCTCAGCTTCCCGCATCTCAACTTCGACCGCGAGGGGGCCGGCGGCGGCCCCAGCGGATCCGGTTTGCTGCTGGAGACTGGCGGGGGGTATCTTCAACTCGAGAACGGCTCGTACATTTTGCTGGAATGAGGTAGGCGATGGCCGACACCAAACTTTCCGCTCTCGCCGCCGCCGTTAGCATTGCGGACACGGATCTGCTCTATGCCGCCGTGGGTGGAGTGAGCAAGTCCGTCACGCCCGCGGTGCTGCGGACGCAGCTCACGTCAGTGACATTGCCGGTGACTGCCGGTGGGACCGGAGCGACCACCCTTACCGCGCACGGCGTGCTGATCGGCGCTGGGACCAGCGCGGTAGCCATCACCGGTGCAGGCACAAGCGGCCAGGTACTGACGAGCAACGGTGCGAGCGCTGACCCGACGTTCCAGGCGGCTAGTGGTGCCAATCCTGCCGGTAGCGGCAGTGAGATCAACGCTCGCAGCAACGCCACAACCTTTCAGGCGGTGACAGGTAGCAGCACCACATCGGGCGGTATCGCGCTTGTCGAGCAGACGGCTGCCAACGTGCCGCTGTCCGTCACCGGCGCTGCGTCGCAGAGCGGCGACCTGCTCCAGCTAACAGCAAATGGCGGCACAGCCGGCGCCCTCTTTAAGATCGGCTCTGCTGGTCGTGTGTTTATCCCTAACGCCGGCAACGCGTCTGCGCCTCAATTACAAATTGGTGACGCGTCGACAGGATACGGGTTTTTCAGAAATTCTGCCGATGACGGCACCGTGGTCTATCTGGCGACGAACAGCGTAGGGACGTTTAGTTTTCGCGCCTCCGGCTATATGGGGATGATCTCTGGTGGCACCCTGTTTTGGACTAACTCCTCGACTAGTTCAAACATTGGGTCTGGTGACACTGGAATAACCCGCTCTGCCCCCAAGGTCATTGCCTTTGGTGATAGCCAATCAAACGCGAACGGCTGGTACAACTACGCCGGCACCTCCCGCGTCACCGCCGACGTAACCAACGCCACCGCCACGATGGCGGCAATCACGGGGCTGTCAGCCGCCCTCATCGCCGGCCGCGCGTACCAAGTCACCCTCTCTGTCAAGTGCGTTAACAGCGCCGCTGCCGAGGGTATCCAGTTTGACTTCAACGGCGGTGCCGCTACAGCCACTGACTTCTGGATGGCCGCTGGCATTCTCGCCAGCGGTGGCACCGACGTAGTAGGTACAAACATCTCCACGACGCTGGGCGGCGCCATCAACTTCACCACCTTCACTGGCGAGTCGGTCGTCACCTTCACCGGCTATATCAAGTGCAACGCCGCCGGCACCTTCATTCCGCGCATGGCCGAGAACACCACGGCTGTTGGCACCGCTACTGTCCGCAAGGGGTCGTGGATGACGTTGGTTGACGTGCCGTAATGAGGCGCTGGTTGTCACTGCTACTCGCCTTCGCCTTCGGCTGCCACGGCAGCTCCCCGGCAGAGCCTATCGGCGGCAAGTCTCTCGCCACTCCCTACGGCGTAGTCATCGTGCAAACCAACGGCTACGCCTTCGACGAGTCGGCGGCGGTCTGCGCCATCGTTGCCGGCTACCAAGACGCGGCCAAGCAAGATCGCCGCGCGACGCAAGTCTCGACGCGCGGCCTTGTCATTTCCGTGGTGGCAATGCCCGAGGGCGTGGCGGCTCAGTACCTGCCGTTCTACACCATGATCCAGGTGGCGCCGGGACAAGAGCGAGCACTCACGGCGGAGACGCTACACTTCCTCTGTCACCGCCTCGGTGGAGATAGCTGTTGCGCTGCCGCAGATCGCGGCGGTGCGGTTAACTGCAAGGGAGACTCCAATGGATGAGCCGCAGGTCCGTAGTTCCGTCCTTCTGACCGCCGAGGAAGCCGCGTTCGTGTGGCGCCTCATCAACGCGGTGCCGGCGATCCCCGGCAACATGGTCAAGGTAGCCGCGGCGGTGGTCGCCCGCGTGGAGGCAGCGGCAACGCCGGCTGACGGGCAGGCCGACGTGGTGATCGCGCCGCACGTCCGCAAGCGGCGCCAGCCGCGCGTGAAGGTAGAGGCGGTGGTCAACGGCAGCGAGGCGGCGGGCGCGCCGGTCTAGGCGATGCCATACGAGGGCGGCTACGGAGGCTACGCGCCGGACCAGCTCGGCGGTGTCATCGACACGTCCGGCGGGGGCCTCGATCCCGGCTTCGCGTGGAGTACGGCTCCCGGCGGCCAGTTTCCCGGCGGTGAGTATTTCGCCAACGAGCTGGCGACCGCCCTCGGCCTCACTCCGGAGCAGTTTACTCAGCGCATGGCCGCCAATCCGCAGTACAAGAACATTCTGGAGGGCCTCCACGGCACCGGAATTACGGGCGGTATTGGCGGCCTCGCGCGCATGTTCGGGAGCAACATCCGCAACAGCAGCGGTGTGGGTGGCGTGTCGGACAACTACGGCATCGCGGACAACAACATGTTCAGCGGTCCCGGCGGTGCCTACGGTCCATTCAGCGGGCCGACGCGCGGCCTGGCGGACCAGAACGTGGCGCCCAACGGCATGGCCGACTTCCCCGACTTCGGCCAGTTCGGCTCGCAGCCCAACAACGGTAGCAGTGCGACTACCCCTGGCAAGCACCACGGCGGCGGCGACGCCGTGACGCCGCACGGTCTGCCGGTCTATCCCGGCGTCAACTACACGCCGAGCTTCCTCGGCTGGCAGCCGGTGGACGTGTGGGCTGGCCAGCAGTTGAACCAGCATCCGACGTTCGTGGGCGGCGGCCAACTGCCGCAGGCGCCCGGCGGCCTGCCGCTGGCGCCGGCCGGCGGCGGCAAGAAGCCCAAGAAGGGCGGCGGGCTCGGTGGCAAGCCTCCGGTGCCGATGGGCAACGGCAAGGGTGGCGGCGTGCTGACTGGCCTTGGCGGCGGCGGTGGCGCTACGAAGCCGCCCGGGGGCACCGCTGGTAGCGATCAGCAGCAGTTCACACCAGAGCAGCTCAAGACGCTCCTGGGGCTCATGCAGGGCGCCACGGGGGCAGATCCAAACACGGCGATGGGCGTCCTCGGCTCTATCGGTCGGCATCTCGGCCCCGGCCTGGGACAGATGGCCGGCACGCAGACCGGCTTCAATACGTCAGACCTGTTCGGCAACACCCGTGGCGCCTTCGACGATCCCACCGCTGGAGTGCGTAACACGGCGGGCATGCCCAACCAGACGCCCATCTCGCCGGCCCTGTTCGCCACGCTGTTCGGGGAGACTGGCCTCGGCGGCGAGGCGGCCTACCGCGATTTCATGATGAGCCAGGGCATGAGTAAGCCGGAGGTGGACTCTCTGCTCGGTGCGGCCCCGAGCAGCTCCGTGGTGCGTGGCCCAGGCGGGTATCAGTTTGAGCAGAACGCGGGTGAGCCCATCGCGTGGGGCGGCTCGGGAGCGTCGCCGGGGGCTGGCATGTCTGGCGTCGGCAGCGGTGGTGGCGCGTTCTCGTCGCTGGGCGATCTCGACCGCACCGGCAGTGGCTACATCTTCAAGATTTGAGGTGAGCAGATGCCAATGACACTGGCGACCGGCGAGGGTGGTGGCGCGCTGGGCCAGGGCGTTAGCCCGCCCGCTACTCCGGCCTACGACCCGAACCAGTACGGCGCGGTGAGCGGCAGTGCGTGGAACACGCAGCCGGGTCCGTGGATGACGCCAGGCAGCGGCAGCACTCCCGCCACAGGCGCCGACGCGGGCTCGGGCGCCGGCAGTGGCTACGCCTCGCTGATGGGCAACATGGACACGCTCGCCAAGCAGCCGATCCAGGGCGTCAATGGCACTCCCTACGGCAATCCGCCGAACAACATTCCGGGGATGCCTGGCTTCACGCAGATCAACGACTACTACAAGAGCCTGATCCCGGTCTACCAAGATCAGTCCAACCAAGCTCTGCGCGGCGCCATGTCCACTGCTGGCTTCGGCGGGACTCGCTACGGCTCGGCGGCGGCCAACTCGGCTGCCGACGTGGGCGCTCGCTACAACAATCAGATGCAGTCTCAGATCAACCAGATGAGCCAGGGCCAGATCAACTCCGATCTGGACCGGGCGATGCAGCAGTACATCTCGGACAATCAGCTCCAGGCCGCCGACCAGCAGGGCGCCGCAGCGCAGCAGTCGGCCTACTACAACTACATCCTCGGCCAGCAAGGGCTGGAGCAGAAGGCCAACGAAGACGCGCTCAACTACTCGCTGGGCTCGGGCCAGATGGGGCTGGACTACTACAACGCGGACCAGTCGGCCAACCAGTTTGCGATGCAGTATCCCTATCAGGCCGCGCTGTGGCAGAACCAGATCTTCCAGGGTCAAGTGGACCCGGCGATGCAGTTCGGCCAGTACGAGCAGGGGCGGCAGGACCAGTTCAGCAACCTCGCGTATCAGGACTGGAATCAGAACAAGTACGGCATGCTGCCGATGCTGGGCGGCTGGGCGGCTGGGATCAATGCCGGCAGTCCCGGCAGCGTGATCCCATATCAGTCGAGTCCGGGTACGCCGAGCCAGGCCAATACGTTGGGCTCGCTGCTCGGCGGGCTCGCTGGACTCTTCGGCGGCGGGTAAGACATGGCCGGCTACAAGGTCATCGCTACCGGCTTCAGCGATCCGGGCTTCTACCAGGATCAGCAGCAGCGGCTCGCCATGATGCTGTCGGGCCTGTCGCAGCAGGCGGAGCAGCGCAAGCAAGCCGAGGACGAGCAAGAGCAGCAGGAGATGAAGCAGGTGCTCTCGCTGATCCAAGACACGAGCTTGCCGCCCGACGCGCGGGCCTCGATGGCGAACGACCTGTCAGTGCGCTACGGCGAGAAATATCCGTGGATCAAGGATCTGGCGAGCAGCCTCGGCGGCCAAGCTGGCGCGCGGCAGGCCATCGCGCAGCAGTGGCAGGACGCCGGTACGAGCTTCCAGAAGCGGCTGTCGGACCTGACAACGACGCAGCAGCAGCAGTCCGAGGTGTTGCAGGCCGCGCCAGACGAGGTGCCGCACGACGGCGGCGCGGCCGTGGGAACGATCCCCAACGTGGCGAAGATCGCCGGCCAGCAGCTTCTCCAGCAGCAGACTTCGCCCTTCTGGCGGGCCTACGGCGAGCTGACGCCTCCCGCGCAGGCGATGGTGGCGGCGTACTACAAGCAGCAGGGGCTCGGGGATCAGGTGCCGTTCCCGGACTACAGCCGGATGAACCCGCAGATCGCTCAGGTGGCCGCCATGTACGGCACCAGCAGCCCGCAGTATCAGGCGGCTATCCAGTCCAGCACCGGGTTGTCCATGAGCGCCGCCGAGAAGCAGAAGCTCGATCTGGAAGACCAGCAGACGACGCAGCAGGCGCTCGCCGCCCACGGCATGCGGCAGCAGGAGCACGGGCAAATCGCCTCAGACGCTCGCGCGCTGCAAGCTCAGCGGGCGGCCGACTCCACAAAGCTGGCACAGCTCCACGCCAATCTTCAGCTCAGCACCGGCCAGCAGCTCATTCAGGACCGCGCGGCGGCCCGGCCTGCGGGCACGACCGGCGCGGCGACAGATATCAATTCGTTCTACAAGGGCATCGAGCCGCAGGTCAAGTCGTTCACCACGCCGCAGCAGGGGCCAGACGGCACGGTGGCGCCGCCGATGAGTCGCCGGGACGCTGTAGCTAGGGTGGTGGGCCAGAACGTCCCCGAGTTGCAACAGGCGTTCACCGACGCGGCCGACAAGATTTCCACCATGCCCCTGCCCGATGCCATCAAGATTGCGCGGGTCAAGAAGCTGCACGACACCATCGCGTCCTCTCTCTTGCGCCGCGTCGATCCTTGGTCGCTGGCCGCGCACGTTCGCCAGTCAGCCGGACTGCCGATAGCGCAGCAGCCCACGGGTCCGCAGGTGCCTCCCGCTCCCGACGTGTCACAGCCGATGATGCAGGACCAGGGCGGCGAGGAAGAGGATGGGCAGCAGTAGCGCGCTACCAGACCTCTCCGATATCTTCGCGGACAACACCGACGCGGGGCCTTCCCCGGACACGTCGAATCTGCCCGACCTGTCCGGCCTGTTTGCCGACACCGCGGTAGGCACGACCAAGCCGAAGCCGATGCCCAACCTGTCCTCGGTGTTTACCGGGCCGCCAGAGCCCAAGGCGAAGAAGCGGCCGGTGCTGCCGTGGGAGGACCCCAACAATCCGCTGGTGCAGGCGGCCAAGAAGGGCGAGGCAATGCCCACGGCCGAGGCAGAGCAGCTCGGCCCGGACCCCGGCACGGTCATGCCGGCTGCACGCCAGGCGGCTAACCTCGCGGCCGGCTGGGTCTACGGCATCCCGGAGCGGCTGGGCATGGCGCCCGAGGGCACCTACCAGCAGATGCAGTCGGATCTCAACGACGAGCGGCAGCGGGCGCTGGAGCACGGCCACGAGGTGGCGCAGACGCTCGCCATCCCCGCTGGCCTCGCGCTGGGCATGGTCCCCTCGCTGACGGCAGCCAAGGTGGCGCAGGGCGGCCTAGCCGCCGCGGAGGTAGCCGCGCCGAGCCTCGCCAGGAAGCTGGCCGGGGTAGCGGCGGCAGGGGGCGAGGGAGCCCTCCAGGGCGGCCTACAAGCCACGGGGGAGAGCCCAGAGGACCAGGCCAAGATGGCGGCGCTCGGGGCCGTCCTGGGCTCTGCTGGGGCCTCTGGGCGGCTGATCCCCGAGGGCCGGTTCAACCCCTCGACGGCAGAGCCTTCTCCCACAGCGCCGGGGCCGGGGGGTTCTCCTCCCCCGCAACCGGCCCCGGCACCCGCCGAGGTATCTGCCGCAGTAGACGTGCCAGCCGTCAAGTCCACGGCGGACATGACGCACGCCGAGCTACGGGCGGCTTTCTTGACCAGCGAGAAGACCGGCCTGCCCAACCGCCGGGCCTTCGATGAGGTACAGACCGCGCAGCCCAAGCCGGTGGTGGTGCTCTCGGACGTGGACGGGCTCAAGTACATCAATGACAGCGCCGGCCACGACACGGGCGACCAGCTCTTGAAGCTCAAGGCAGACGCCTACAAGGCTGCGGGAGTGGACGCCTACCACGCAGGCGGCGACGAGTTCATCGCCCGCTTCGACAGTCCGGAGCAGGCTTCCGCGGCGATGGCGCAGGTGAAGCAACACCTCGGCAATGCCCAGCTTGACTACAGCACGCCCGATGGACAGGTGCGACTCTCGGGAGTAGGATTCTCCTATGGCGCAGGCAGCGACCTCGCATCCGCAGACGCCGGCCTTAGAGCTGCAAAGGAAGCTCGACTCGTTGCGGGAGAACGTGCTCCGCGCGGAGAACCGCCTCCCAACCTTGGCCGAGTACCACAGCCTGATGCCGGCGGGGTCGAAGCTGGTATCCGTCCAGCCGTCAGCGAGGACGCCGCCACCGTCAGCCGGCCCATCCCGCCCGACCTCCGGGCCGCCGCTGCCGCCAGGGCCGCCGGAGCGCTCACCGTCGAGCCTCCCGCGCCGCCGGAACCGCCGTTAACCACCAGCCTCAAGAACGCGGTGGCCGGCGCCGAACGCGCCGACCGGGGACTGCCGCCGGTAGAGCACTCCCCGCTGCAACTGCGTGGCGATCAGGCCATTCTCGACGCCGGCAAGTCTGCGGTGGAGAACGGCTCGGTGGATCCCCGCGCGCTAGCGCAGTCCATCGTGGACAAGCCGCGGGGAGTGTCCGTGGAGGAAGGCGGCGCGCTGGCCTACGACCGGATGCGGCTAGCGAACGCCCGGCAGGAAGTGCAGCAGCAGGTATTCCAGGCGCAGGACGCCGGCCAGCCGGTCAGTCCGGAGCTGCGGCAGAAGCTCGCGTCCATCCAAGACGCCTACGACGTGAACGACCAGGCGATTCACCACGCCGGCACGGCCTGGAGTGACATTGGCAACTTCCGCCAGCGGTTCATCAAACAGGACTACTCGCTCGCCCAAGTGATGAGCCGGGCGAAGGCGGCCACGCCCGATGGCGTGGTGCCCGAGCAGGCCGCTAGCCGCCTCGCGCAGACCGACCGCCTGCTCCAGACCGCTCAGACGGCCCTGGACGAGCACACGCAGGGGCTAGGCGACCGGGAGCTGAATCGCTCGGTGGCGAGGATGCAGCGCTACGCCAAGCGGTCTTCCGCTCGCGCCGCGACGGCTGCCCAACTGGACGCCGAGTTTGAGGAGATGCGCGGGCGCTTCCGCGCTGCTGCCGCTACGCCACGCGCCGGCCTGGACCCCGAGCTGGTGGGCCAGCTTGGCGAGATGGCTTTCAACCGAGTGCGCCGCGGGGTCAACACCGCAGCCGAGGTGGTGGATCACGTCTATCAGGCGGTCAAGGATCACATTGACGGCATCACGCCCCGTGACGTGCGTGACGCCATCTCGGGATACGGCAAGACCAGCCAGCCGAGCACTGATCCGGTGGCAGCCAAGGCGCGCGACCTGCGGGCGCAGATGCGCCTCATCTCCTCGCTAGAGGATGCGCAGGCGGGCCAGGAGCCGCTGCGGTCTGGCTTCCAGCACGCACCGGCTAGCCCGGAAGTCCAGGCCCTGCGCAAGCAAGTGATGGACGCCATGCGCGCCAACGGCATCAGGGATCCGCAGGCGCAGTCGCTCCAGGCGTACAAGACCAAGATCCAGAACCAGATCGCCAAAATGGAGGGCGGCGACTTCTCCACGCCGCAACGCCGTCCGCTCAAGCTCGACGCGGAGGCGCAGGCGTTGCGCACCAAGGCGCAGGCTCTCCGCGCCAAAGCTGCGCCACAGACCGGCGACTCGGCGCGCATCCAGGCTCGCAAGGCGGCGATGCTACGCCAGGCCAAGCAACTGGAATCCAACATCGCGCGCATGGAGACTACGGGCAAGAAGCCCGCGCCGGTAGTGCGCAAGCCCATCCCGCTGGATCAGGAGGGGCTAGCCCTCCAGGCCAAGGTGGAGACGCTGCGGGCGCGGCAGGATGCAGTCATTCGCCAATTGGACCGCAAGAACCGTGGCGGCCTCAGCAAAGCGGGAGACTTCGCCGTTGGCCTGCGTCGCGCCGTGCTGCTCAGCAGCCCCCGCAGCCTCGGCAAGATCGCCAGCTCGGCTGTCTTCGGCAAGATGGCGGCGAGGCCCGCCGAGGAGCTCGCAGGGGCCTTCTGGAGCAAGCTGCCGGGCATCCGGGAGATCGCCGCCAAGGCGCCCACGGAGGGCTCTGCGGGCCTGCGGGCCACCCTGCGCGGGGAAGGCTCGGCGCTAGGCCAGATCGCGGATCCGGAAACCTACCGGGACATTGGCCGCACTCTCAAGACCGGAGCCGGCGTGCTGGACAGCAAGCGCATGGATCCCGGCACCGGAGAGAAGTTCGATCCGCAGTCGGTGGCTTCGTTCTTCGGCCGGGCGCACGGCGCGATGAAGGTGCTGCCGCAGCGGGCCGAGTTCATGCGGGCGCGATCCCGGCTGATCGACTACTACGGTGCCCACCCCGAGCTGAAGGTGGATCCGTCCACCGCCGAGGGCTCCGCGCGCATCATCGAGGAAGCCAAGGCGAAGTCCCTGGAGGCGAAGTTCCAACAGCCCAACGTGCTGCATACCGCCTTCCACACGGGCATTGCCCAACTCAAGAAGGCTGGCGGCGGGTACGAGGCAGCGGCTCACGCGCTTGAGTTCCTCATGCCCATGACTCACATCGCCAGCAACATCGCGACGGAGGGCACGGACTACGCCGCCGGGCCAGCGAAGGCCATGCTCCAGATCCTCCGCAGTCGCGGCGTGGACAAGATGACGCCCGAGCAGGCCGACTACGTGATGCGCAACATCAAGAAGGGCACGGTAGGCTGGGCGCTCGGGGGAGCGGTCATGGGCCATCTCATCAAAGCCGGCGGCTTCTATCAGGAGGGCGACCGCCGCAAGCCCGGCGATCTACCGGCCGATACCGTCTCCATCGGCGGAGTGCAGCTCCCCCGCTGGCTCACCGGGCATCTGCCCATCGCCTCGGCCATTCAAGTGGCCCAGGAGCTTCGCAAGAATCCCAACGCGCAGGGCGTGCTGAGGGCAGCGAATGGCATCGCCCAGGAGCTTCCCTACTACGAGATGTACAACGCGGCCAAGAAGGGCGTTGCCGGCGAGGGCTACGGCGCGCCCAATCAGGTGCGGCGGGACTATTGGGGGGACATTGGCCGCTCCACCATCCTCCCGCCAGACCTCCCGCGCGTGGCTCGTGTGCAGGATCAGAAGACCGGCAAGCCAGCCACCACGGCGCAGCTCGTCGGACTTGCCGACGCTGACCCGGCCCGCCACCGCTACGCGCAGACCATCGCGCAAGAGTTCAAGCTGGGCATCCCCGGCTACCGCAAACAGGTGCCGGCAACGAAGCCGAGGGCCACACCGTGAGCAGGCCGCGCCGCCTAGCGCTCCTCGCCTTCGTGCTGACGTGGCTCCCCGCTACGGCAGCCATGCTGGGCATAGCCAGGAGCGGCGCCGCCGCCAGCGCAGCTGCTGCAGCCGGCTCAGCCAGTAGCATCATCACCGCCAACAAAACAGCCATCGCGGTTGCCCTCATCATGGCCGTGCCGGCTTCGCTGGGGGCGTTGGTCAGCACCTGGGTGCTGGTGCGCACCACTCGGGTCGCCACGAAAGCTGCCGCCGAACGCGCGGCGCAAGATACTAAGCTGACCGAGATCCACGTTCTCGTCAACGACAGCTTCAGCAAGCTGACGGCCAAGTTCGACGCCAGCCAAGAGGAAGTCCGCCATCTCACAGAGCAGCTCGCGGACTCACGCACCACGACGGCAGACCTGCGCACCGAACGAGACAAACCGAAGGAGTGACCAAATGCCAGTGAATCCAGCTCCAGACCCGGCGGCGGTAGTCGTCGCGGTGCAGTCCACCTCTCCGTGGAAAAACAAACAGCTCTGGCTGAACGTCGTCGCCATCGCCGTGTCGCTGCTCTCGACGCCGGCCATTGTGCAAGCGCTCGGGCCAGTCGTGGGCGCCTCGATCATCACTGCCGTGCTCGCCACGCTCAACATCATCCTGCGCCTGTACTCGTTCAACCCGCTCACCGGCACTCCCGGAGCGACCGCGGCAGCCGTGGCTCAGCCGGCCGCTCTGGCGGCCTCGGTGGCCGCCCCATCGCCTACGCTGGTGGAGGTGGTACCCCCGCCGGCTGGTACGCCATCGCGCCGCGCCACCGACCAACCGCCGAAACCGTGAGGTGAACATGAAACGCTTACTCGTCGCCGCCGTCCTGCTGCTGGCCTCCTGCGCCGGCAAGTCACCCGAGCAGACCGCCCTAGAAACCATCCGTGGCGCTGCCGCCGCCCGCTACGACGTGCTCTTTGCCGCCGGCAAGGCGCACAAGACCGGCGCCATCACCGACGCCCAGCTCAAGACCATCGTCAAGGACGGTGACGTGCTGCGTGGAGCCCTCGACGCCGCCGTGGCTACTACCAGCGCCTATGCCGCCACAAAGGGCGCCAGCGGGTCGCTAGACGTGTCGGCCGTGGCAACGGATCTCGTCCTTCTCACCCGCGATTGGGAGGCCCTCAATGGCAGCCATCAGCCTTAGCCCCGAAGCCCTCTCGGCCCTCGTCAACCTCGGCATCAAGCTCGCGACCGACGAGGTGACGCGCTACCACGAAGCCCAGGCCGAGACGCTGACCGACGAGCAGATCGTGGAAGCGTGTGCAGCTATCACCGCCGACATGGAGAGTAGCGTCGCCATCGTCAAGGAAGGCGAGGATAGCGTGCGCTCGGGAGCGTCTGGCCTGCCGGAGAAGGGCGCCGACTGATGATTGCCACGCCGAAGTGGCTAGACATAGCCTTTGGCGAGGTCGGCGTCTCGGAGGTGCCCGGCCCCGGCGCCAATCCACGCATCGTGGAGTACGACGCCTGCACCACGCTCAAGTCCACCAGCGACGAGGTGCCGTGGTGCTCGGCCTTCCTCTGCTGGGTCATGGAGCAGGCGGGCGAACCCAGCACGCGCTCGGCGATGGCCCGGTCATGGACCAACTACGGCATCCCGGCCGTCCCGGTGGTCGGCTGCGTCACCGTCCTGCGGAGGGGCAGTAACCCCGCGCAGGGACACGTCGGACTGCTCCTAGACCGCCACGACGGCTGGGTGTACCTGCTCAGCGGCAATACCGGCAACCGGGTAGAGGTGGCCCGCTTCCCCGAGAGTGACGTACTGAGCTACCGGCTGCCGGAATGAGGCGCCACCCCTGCCGCCCCATCGGCTGCCTGGCGGTGATCCTGGGAGCGGTGGGCTGGATAGCCGCCTGGGCCTGGGATCGCAGGTAAGAGTGGGGGCCCTCGACACGCCTTTGCTGGTCGCCCATCTCGAGGCGTTGCGGCGCGGCGAGGCGGTGGAGGTGCCCATCTACGACTTCGTGCGCCATCGGCGCAGCGGGCAGACGGTGCTCGCAAGACCTGAACGACTTTTCTTTCTCTGAAGGGCCGCTACAGCTCCTCGAGCCTCGCCGCCCGCAGCAGTCTGAAGAAGTCCTCGGCTTGGAGCACCACTACCCACGGAGTGCGGTTCCGCCGATGGGCTACCACGGGGATCTTGTCCCCGGCGTCGTGGCGGGCCTGCGCCAGTGCATCCCACAGCCGGAAGGCTTCGGTCAGTTTCGTCTCGATGTGGAAGGGAGCCAAGTCCTCGCACACCACGTCGGGGGAGTCCGGGCTGCCGCTGAATTGCTGCCCGCGCCGGGCCTCGTAGCCGTGCTCCCGCAGCAGGGCGGCGAATTGGCGTTCCCCACGGCAACCCTTTTCCCGGCTGTTCACTTCCGCTCCCGCGCGATGGCCGCAAGCACGTCGTCTAGAGCGGCGTTGTAGCCGAATCCGAAGGGCCGGCGTGCGTCCTTGATGCGCAGTGCCTCGACCGCCGCTTCGACGTTGCGGAGAGACTCCGGGGAATCCCGAACGGCTTCGCGCAGGGCGGTCAACGCTGTCTCAAAGTAGCTCTTCACTTCCGCTCCGCCACGGCCTCGCTGAGCGTCCGCGTGGGCTGCCATCGCCTTATTCTGCGCGTCGTCGGCAGAGTCGGCCTCCACCAACACCGTCCCACGAGTCTTCCACTCCAGTTCCACCTGCCACAGTGCCATAGAAGCCTCCTAGAATGCCTCGCCGCGGGCTACAGCGTCCGCAGCAGTCCAATCGAGCAGCACCTTGGTACCGGACCAGCCAGCGCCCCACAGAGGCTCAGAAGCCCCCTCCAGGCCCGCCGCGAACCAACTGTAAAACGAGCCGTCCGGCCGCTGCCGCACGTGGTAGTCGAACCGCGACGGCAGCCGGGCCACACCACCGACGAGGGCCGCCGGGCTCGCGCCGGCAGCGAACGCCCGCTTGAGCAGCGGTATCGAGGCATCGTAGCTGCCCACCTTCGGCGTCCGCGGCGGATTCCGCCAGCCGTCCAGCAGCGCCGGGATCACCTTGTTGCGGTTGGGATTCTCGTAGACAGGTTGGGCGGGGCCACCGTCGCGAGTGCCCGGCAGGATGACGTGCGGGCCATCGGCGTCGGTGTAGATGCAGCGGGCGGCTAGGTTCGTCTCGTTGTTCCACGCGTGCGCCGCCTCAGATTCCAGCGCCACGCTCTTGAGCAGCCGCGCGGCGAGCAGATCGCCAGCGAAGGCCATCAGCCACAGTTGCGCATGCGAGCTCGTCGAAACTTCGGTGCGGGTCAACAGGCCGTCGCTACAAGGCCCGTAGGTGTCCAGCAGCGCGTAGTGGGCCAGCTTGCGGGCGATGGCTTCCTTGCCCGCCGTGGACGGCTGAAGGCACCAGATAGTGGCTGCCATCGCGTGCTGGTTGGGGCTAGTGCAGCCCGGAGGCCAGCCGCCATTAGGAGGCAACGGAAAGACGTGCGGCGGTGGACCGCCCGTCCCGAAGGCCCATAGGGTTTCGGCGCCAGCGTGTTCCCAGCCCATTACTTGCTCTCCTGTTTGTCGTCATCCTCTGCCATCTTGAGTACATCACTGCCGCGTAGCCGAAGTTGGGAACCTCGCCACTCCACAGCACCTCGTCGTGGTCGCTCATCGTTCTGGTACTCCGTCTAGCTCTTGCTGTAGCTCGGCGTTCTCTTTGCAGACATGCACCAGCGCGCTCTTGAGCAGCGGCGTCAAATCGCCCAGCACTTCGTAGCCGCCGCGACTCACGAGCACGTCGCCGCGTGCCAGCACTTCCACCTGGTACTCGCCGAACACGAAGGTACGCGGAGAGACGGTGCGTAGATCGCCCACCTCGCGGTGCAGGGCCTCCAGGTCGCGGACCTGCTCGGCTAACTCGTCGCGTTCGGCAGCAAGTGTCGCCAGCGAGACGGCAATGCCTCCCTCCAGCTCCCCGATAAGCCGATCTCTGTCGCGTATCGCCTCGTCGCGCTGTTGCACCACACGGTCGTAGTCGGGGCACTGGCGCCTCATTGGACACCTTCGCTCGCGGGCAGCGCGCTCATGCCGAGCACAAAAACGTTGATCGCTGCGTTGCGGTCACGGCCTTCGCTCTCCTCCCTCGCACCGGCGGCAACTCGCGGGCGGCCGGCGGGTCATGGCGTGTCCTTAACAAACGTGAGTGACCCTTCGAGTGCCCACGTCTGCGTGTAGTTGCACCGGCAGCACTTCCACCCGCTCGTCGTGGCAATCAGGTCGCCGCAGCCGTTGGCGCAGGTGTACGGGTGGACGTTCTCGGCTACCTGATAACGGTTGAGAGCCACCACCTGCTCCTCGGTCCACGGCGCAGTGATGTGGCTGCCCGACGTGTCTCCTGCGTCGAGGGCGTCGAGGTACTCTCGTGCGGCAATCAGCTCATCGGTATACGTCGGTCCGCGGTACGGCCCTGCATGACTCTGCGCGATTGACCACACCAGCCAATAGCGCGGATCGTCATGCGTTCTGTCGAGGCTCTCGACGAGGTTACGCAGTAGCCGTTGAGCCACGGCCTCGCTGCTCATCGCGTCGTCACGCTGAAGGTTGAGGTCATCCATCTCCCGCTCGGCCTTCTCCAGCGCGGCGCGGGCGGCGGCGAGGTCTTTCTCGGCGAACAGCACTCGCACGTTGGCGCGCTCCGCTGCCTCGTCGGTCGGCATCACTGACAGGTCGATGTACGCACCGCCGCCGATCTGGATCGACCACGCGAGCCTGCCGGCTGGCTTCACGTCGGGCTGATCGTGGGTGATGCTGAACTCGCCCTCCAGCACGGCACGCACAGCCTCGGCCAGCTCGTGCGCGGGCTTCGCGTCACCACGCCACGGTGCAGCGATCAGGTCGAGGTCGCGCGTCTCGCTGCCGTGAACGCCGACCGCGTAACCCATCGCCCGCGCCACCTCGCGCACCTTGACGAGCGCCTCGGGGTACTTCTTTTGCCCGCGCATGAGGTTGCGTGTCGCGGTGACCTCGCTAGTCAATCGCAGGTTCTCCTCGCACGCCTCGCGGTGCAGGGCCTCCAGGGCGGCCCAGGCGGCGTCTGCGGCGCGCTCAGCGGCGAGCAATGGGAGATCGACATCCATCGCCATATCAACTAGGGCATCGACTGCCTCGCGCGCTTCCTTCAGCGCGTTCGCCAGCTGTTGCTCCATCGAGGTGGTCATCTCTCGCTCCATGATCCGAGCACGCTCGGCTCTCTTGCCTCACGGCACGGCGCTCTCTGTCGTCCGATGTTCATCGACTCCAGCATCTCGTTGCGCAGCTTCGTCTCGACGCCGTTGAGCGTTCGGCTGCCGCGCGTATGCCCGTGCAGTCGCAGTGACAGCGCCGCCGGACCCGGATAGATCCCGCGCGACCATAGCCAGCGAACGGCGCGGCGGATGCGCTGCTCGCGGGTGCCGGGAGCGCCATCGCGTGGGATGAATATCTCGGCATCGTTGCCGATCATCGGCTGATAGCGCTTGTACTGCCGCGCGCGGAGGTCGGGCGCGATCATGCGGTCACGGTCCGTACTCCACTCGCTCGCACGCGCCGCCACGGATTACGATCATCGGTAGCTCGCTGCCGTAGCAGTAAACCTGGAACCACGGCACGTAGGCCATCTCGCCAACCACGTTCACAGCCACGATCTTCGTCACGTTGTGCGGTGCGTTGTTAGCGCTGCCGACCTTCCAGCGCTTGTCTCCCGCGCTGATTGACGTTATCGGCCTGTCGTCCTTGGTGAAGTCATGCTCGCCACTCATTTCGTTGGCTTCGCGCAGCTCGGCCAGCCGCTCCGCGCTCAAGGTAGTACCGCTCATGGAGACACGCACTGGAGCAGGCGCCCCGTCGAAGGTTGCAGCGGCGCCAGCCTCGCCCGCCGATTCTTGCTAATGTACTTCCACGCCCCACTCAGTACCTTGTCGAGCGCCACCATCGCATCACTCGGCGGCGGGCTGCACTGCGGCGCAGGCGGGCACGGCGGCACCGTGGGGCACGGAGTGGCGGTCGGTTGTAGTGTGGGAGTCGGCACAGGCGTCGGCACCGGCGTGGGTGTTGGTGTCGGCGGCGGCGTCTCCCCGCACGGTGGGTCGTTGACCTCGTACAACGTGTAGTCCCGCCAGATCGCATGCGGGATCGGCGGCAGCACACCGCAGGGCTTCGTCCGATCCGAGATATGCGCCGGGTTCGCCGCCGTGCCGCCTTGCATGAAGGCCACGACCCATGCCCCGTAGTAGTTGTCACCCCGGCGCGCCTGATACTGAAGGTCGGTCGACTCCGTGGTACTCGCGCAGCTCGGGCTCAGTGGCTCGCCGTATGGCCCCTGCCCACCGTGCGTCGAGGCGTTCCCCAGCGCGGTGTCGTTGTTGCCGGACAGCTCGCAGCAGTACCCCGAGATCGTCTTGCCGACGAGCGAAGCCCAGTTCGTTTGGCCGTAGGCCGCCTCGTAGGCCGCGCGGGTCTCGTCGTTTGGCATCGCCGAGGGGAAGCCCGGCGTCTGGTTGTAGCGGCCGATGAACGCATTGAGCAGCGCGAGGTTCGGCAGCGGCACGTTGTTGGGCCACGGGTCGGGCTTGCCTGCATATGCCGCTGGCGCGTAGCCGGTGTGGCATGGAACCCCAGCGGCGAGCGCCTTGCCGAGCGCGTACTGGCCAGCGGTCTTACGCGTCGGTAGATGGGCGTGCTCAAACATCGTCTCGATGTCGGTGTCAACGACGGTGGCTGGCGGTGGCGGCACGCTCCACGCCCACCGGGCCAGCAGCATCGTCACCGCGAGGGCCACGGCGGCGATGATGAGGCAGCGCCGCCGGAAGGCTTCGGCTTCGCTCATGCGGTCCTCTTGCTGATATTAGAAACGTTTCTACTGGTGAGCTTGAGTCGCAATTCGCCGTTCTCCCGGCGCAGCTTGCGGATGAGCCGCTCCTGCTCGCGGATCGTCTCGGAGAGCGTCCGGCAATGCTGCCTGAGCTGCTCCTCGGCGTCGCCCCGCCAGTCGGCTGCATCTGCCACAGCCTTGTCAGCACCGTTGTAGTGTCTCACTAGCTAACCCTCCTCTTTCCAGGCGGTTATCCGTATCTCGCGCATGGCAGCGCCCAGCTCGGTCAGGCCCTCACAGTCGAGTATCATTCCGATGTACCCGTGTCGTTGGTCGCTTGGTATCCGGCCACTCCAGATGAGTGACTCCAGGCGGCCGAGGGCCAAGTCCTTCATATCGCGCATTATCCGCTCGCCGTGCGGCCCATCGAAAACTGATAGCGGCGGCCATGAGGTCCACCAGCGACAGCCGAGGCAGCGGAGCCACGGCTGCCCATGATCCCCGGTCATCACCCGCAGGAGCGCTCCGCAGCGCGGACAGGCTAGCGGCATCCATTACAGCTCCGCTGGCAGGCCGGAGGCGTCTGCGATCACGAGCACCGGCTCGACGCGATGTAGCGCAGCCATGCGCCGCACCAAGTCCTGCATGCTGATCTGGAGCGCTTCGACGGTGGGGCGTAGGGCATCCCCCGCGGCAGCCCACGCGGCAGCCCTCCCGGCATCCCCCGCGGCATCCCACGCGGCATCCCCCGCGGCAGCCCACGCGGCAGCCCTCCCGGCATCCCCCGCGGCAGCCCACGCGGCAGCCCTCGCGGCAGCCCACGCGGCAGCCCTCCCGGCATCCCCCGCGGCAGCCCACGCGGCATCCCTCGCGGCAGCCCTCCCGGCATCCCACGCGGCATCCCACGCGGCATCCCCCGCGGCAGCCCACGCGGCATCCCTCGCGGCAGCCCACGCGGCATCCCCCGCGGCATCCCACGCGGCATCCCTC